ATGTTGCATCTGCAAATACTTACAGGTGACAGCACAGATGGTATCCCAGGAATTAAAGGTATTGGCATTAAAAAAGCTGAGAAGATACTGCTAATGGTTCCAGCGGCCAAGAGGTTATTAACAGTAAAAGAATCCTATCGCACACTGTCTAAAGAGTATGACTGGATGAGCTACTGTCAACTTATGACTGACTTAATTTACATACGCCAACGTCCTAATGAGCGTTATAATATACGCACAGGTGAACGGGAGATAATGGATGAGTAAATATAGTAGGGAACTATGGGAAGTGTATATGCACTGTCCGGTTAAGCCTTTGTCAATCAATGCGGCTTACACTTTAAAAAGAAAAAAGAGTATGAAGTACAGAAGGTTTGAAGAACTGATGGCGTTAGAATTAGAAGGTTATAAAATACCTGCTAATCGTGATGTCAAGTCTATGAAATTCAAACTAGAAATACATTGGGGTTTTGCTACATCTTTATCTGACGTAGATAACCCTATTAAAACTTTGCTTGACGTATTACAACGATGGTTTGGATTTGATGACAAACAAATCATGAGCATATCGGCTACTAAAACAGTAGTAGGTAAGCGTCAAGAGTATATTGACTTTACACTAACAGAAATGTAGTAACAAGGAGAAGACCATGGGAAGCGGTGTATTTCAAAAGCACAGTAGTTGTGCTAAATGTGATAGCTCAGATGCAGTAGCAGTATACTTAGAAGATGATGAACGTCTTTCAGGTTATTGCTTTAGCTGCTCTACTAACTACTATAACTACGAAGAAGGTGAGAAACCTAAAGAGGCTTATATGAAAGTAGAACCAGAAGATGTAATACCAGTCAGCGGTTTGCCGTATGGTACTGCAGCCAAGCGAAAGGTAAGTAAGAAAGTAGCTGAACTGTATGGAGTTAGATGTTCTTTCGATTCTAATGGCCACGTAGATACAGTGTATTATCCTTACCATAAAGATCAAGAAGAACTAGGTAGTAAAGTAAGAACAATGCCTAAGACTTTTAGATTCCAAGGTGACATGGGGGATCAACTGTTCGGTCAACAAAACTTCTCAGCTGGCGGTAAGCGTTTAGTAATAACTGAAGGTGAAGAAGATACCTTAGCTATCGCACAAGCCTACGAAGAGAAAGGTACCATATATCCTGTAGTGTCACTGGCATCTGCAAGTAATATGAAGGCACCACTAGCTCAACGAGAATGGTTAAGATCATTCGGTGAGATATGTTTGTGGATGGACTCAGATAAAGCAGGTGAAGAAGCTATACTGAAGCTATCTAAGATATGTGGCTACGATAAAGTAAAGATCATTAAAGGTAGAGAGAAAGATGCTTCAGACGAGTTAGTCAAGCACGGATTCATGGAAGTAAATAGAGCTATATGGAACGCTCAACCCTACAATCCTGCTGGCATAATGTCTGGTGAATCTATATGGGAAGCCTATCGTGACAAGAAGGAAATCCCCACTATTCCTTATCCCCCATGCTTATCTGTTGTTCAAGACAAGCTTAAAGGTATTAGGCAAGGTGAGATCACTCTGTTTACTTCAGGTACTTCTATCGGTAAGAGTAGCATCATTAAAGAAACTGTACTGCACATACTAGATACTACTGAAGAGAAGGTAGGCATGATATCACTAGAAGAATCAGTCGGTTACACTGCTGGTAAGTTTATTGGTATGCACTTACAGAAAGATATGTCAGTTGCTACAACAACCGAAGAAGAAGAACGAGCAGCATTTGATCATGTGTTCGGTGACAATCGCTTAATACTCTTAGACCACCAAGGTGCTGTATCTGATGGTAGCTTAGTAGATAAGATAGAATACCTAGCACTGATGGGTTGTAAGTATCTTATCCTCGACCACTTAACAATAGCAGTAAGTGAAGGTGTAGAGAAATTAACAGGTAACGAAGCCACTGACAGAATGATGAATGAACTGTTACGAATATGTAATAAACATCATGTCTGGATAGGCCTTATCAGTCACTTGCGTAAAACAGGTTTACAAGGTAAGTCTTTCGAAGAAGGTAAAATGCCCTCGTTAGATGATATTAAAGGTTCAGGTAGTGTCAAGCAAGTATCCTTTGATATCATAGGTTTCTCTAGAGACTTAACATCTGATGATCCAATTAAACGTAATACAGTTCACTTCTCTGTATTAAAGAATAGATTTTCAGGTGTAACAGGTAGTGCAGGTGCTGCATCTTATGACATGGATACAGGACGTTTATATAGTGTAGATTTAGTAGGGGAAGATTTCTAATGATTATGATAATTAGCGGTATACTTTTTGTAAGCATAATTTCATCAATAATAGGTAGTTATTTAAAGTATAAAAGAGAGGTATTTTGATGATAGTAGATATAAATCAAGAGGCACCGCTACGTTACGAAAGTTCCGTAGTAGAAGATGCTGGCCTATTGCTAGCGCCTTTAGATAGCCTGTTATATGAGCTTAAATATAAACAAACAGCTTTCGGTAAAAAACAAGAAACCGATATGCAAGATGACGAAATAATAGATATAATTAAAGCTACCAAAATACCTAAGGAGGATGTATTAGCAGCACTTCTATCACAGCCTAAGCTGATGGAAACGTATGGGGAAGGCACAGTAGTGTTTGAATACTTAAAACCATTTTAAAGGAGCAGCATAGCGATGAATTTAATCGAACAAATAGCTGAGTACCTGATTGAACGTGTAGAGAAGGCCAATACCAATAGCCCAAGAGGTAATACAGGTTGTATCGTATTAGCTTTTTATCCTGAATACAAAGATAAATTACCAACGATGGTGTACCTAGCATCTGAGAAAATACAACTAAAGTTTTCTCGTGATGCCAATGGTGACATAGCTGGTATGGCTAAGTTAACTTCTGTATCTGTGGCAATAGGTGAAGCATTAAGTGCTTACATGGGTGGCGAACCCCTACCTAAAGATAAAGCTATACGACTAGGCGATCTATTCTTAGAAGCATTCAAAGCTAAAGACTGTATAAATACATTTAGAGAAGAAGGTTTTTCTGACAGGGCTATCACAGCACCCTATGTAGTAACTCCAGGCTCGCTATGGGGCTTCATAAGTGATGTACCTATATCAGTTAAAGATGCGCTACTACCTAATACTGTACTTCATAAACCAGCAAGCGTCACAGAGCTTAACTCCCTGGGGTATTCAGCAATTAAACGCTGGGGTATTCAAGATGAAAAAGAATTCCCTCAGTACCTAGATACCCCTTGGCTTAGGTCTTTAAACTCTCTTAATAAAACAAAGTGGGCTATTAACGAGAGTGTATATGATGCTATGATGTCTAATACAGGTTACTTCCTACATAAAGAAACAGCACTACCGGAGGCTGGCTCTATGCTGGCCGTACGTAAAGCTTATAACGCTCTTAAGAAAAAGGAAACGAAGGAAACGAAAGAAGAATATGCCATAGAAATTGATTTGTGGAACAAGAAAAAGAAAGTACTTAAAGCCCGAAGCAAGAACTATGAGTTCCAGATAATCAAAGAGAAGGCTAGCACCCTTAAAGGATATGGTAAACCCTTCTATCAGTTAGTAGACACTGACTATAGAGGAAGATATTATATCCGAGAACAGTTCCTTAATTATCAAGGAGGTGATCTAGCACGAGGTCTGCTACAATTCGGAGAAGGAAAGCCCCTCACCCCCTCAGGTGTTACATGGTTAGCCATACACACGGCTAATAGCTTTAATGAATCGTATGCAATAGAATCTATCCCTTCTTGGTGTAAGTATGATTACAAAACACTGTTAGAAAACGAAGGGTTAGAATCTATCTCTGTAGATAAAATGACTCTAGATGATAGAGTTAGGTGGCTAGAAGAAAATTATGATATGGTCTTAACTACTGCGGTAGAAGGTCAGTTCGTTAGATGTGAAAAGCCTATAGTATTCTTTGCGTGTGCATGTGAGTGGTTAGCATGGAACTCTTGTGAAGAAGGTGAAACAGTTATATCTCATCTACCTATACCTATAGATGGTATGTGTAATGGCATTCAACATAGTGCTGCCATGAGTAAAGATGCTGTCACAGGTTCTATGGTAGGATTAACTAAGACCGAAGTGCCTTGTGACTTGTATATAAAAGTAGCTAAAGAATTAGTAGACAATATACCTGATTGGTTTGCTGATCGTAGTATACCTATGAAGCACATAAGAAAAGGTATAACTAAACGAGCCACTATGGTTAGACAGTATGCAGCAGGTACATCTCGTATAGCTGATAACATGTATGAAGACTGCTACACAGAAGGATTCACTCATAGATATAACATAGATATGTTTGATTGTACTCTACTTAGTAGATCTGTTATACAA